GCCGCCGTATCGGCAGCCTTAATGGTATCGACATAAGTCATCGACACATCATTAGCACTAACCATTACCGGTAAAAGTAACAAAAACAAAAACAAATACTTTTTCATTTAACCCCCTTATTGTCCTCTGATTTTTCTTGCTTGATGTTGAGCCTCTGACTTGTTATCGTGATTCGGTTGTTTTTTAGAATGTATCGCACCCTTGCCAGTGCTCTTTCTGTTATTATCTTTAAATTTATTGCCCTGTTCTTTCTGTGAAGCATTGAGCTTAGCCAGTTCCAACTGTCTCTTATGATCCCTTGCTTCCTGTATTTCAATATTCAACGCCTCCTGCTCTCTTTGTTGTTCCTGTATCTGTATCATTGTTTCATCAGGAATAACCATCTCTCTCGTAGTTGGTTCATCCTCTTCAAATATTTCCAACATCTTTACCGCCAGCTTTCCCGGCATAACATTTGGTATCTGAAGCATTAACGGTAACAACTCTTTCCAGTTTCTCTGTTTCATTAACATATTGGAAACTTTGTCAGCACCTTTAAAAGTGAAATTATATCCACCAGGCAAATCTGCCGGATTCAACCCATATATTAACTGGGCATCTTTCTCACCAACTATCTCTACTATATCAGCCATGGTGGCAAACTGGTCTATCAAGTGAAGCATCTTTTCTCCGAAAGATTTCATAAACAACATCTCACACATACGTACATTCAGCTCTTGCCTTGAATCGCCATATTCTTTCCTCATAGCCGATTCGGTTGCCGTTCTATCAGAATCGGATTGTTCACCCCTCTGTAATTCAAATACGCCAGATTCTAAATCAATCATTCTTTCAATAATCTGCGGTATTTGATAATGGTCTTGCGGAAGCGGTTGACCAAACGACTCCAATATCAAATCCCTTATTGGTCTATCACTATCAGAATCAACCGGTATCTTATTGCCAACAGTCCTTACTAAAGAATCAGGATTCAAAGACCCATCACGATAATACGTCATTCCCTGATTCATCATATTATGATTATCAAAGGTCATATTCCAGTTATCATTTAACATTAACTGTAATATCTCTGCCGGCTTAGCCTCACCAATACCCCAAAAACTATTTTGTGAATGCGCATCGACATTATGTATAAGTCTTGAAAGATTTATCATCCCATGTTTAAACGGGTTAGCAATATCACGCAAAACGGTTTGACCGTTCCAAATATCTATATAACGTTTATCTGATTCGAATCTCAATAAAATTCCAACACCACTTTCCTGACTCGGTTGGGTTAAACCCAATTCACTTAACATCTGTAAACCCCAATGGTCAGCAGTAGTTTCACTACCCCGCTCATTGCTTATAAACGCTTCTATGTCAATACCAGGATAAGCACCCATTTGTGCCATCTCTAATATCTGCTCTTTACGTACAAGCATAACCTTTATAACATAAGCGCACTCACCTTTATGTTCCAGCGATGTGGCAAACGGGTCAACATATATTTCCCACGGGGCAAATTCTTTCAATCTAAAACGAAGTCTTTGTACTTGATTCTCTACTATTTTTTCACCAACAGGATATGGTATCCCCGGCAACATAACCGGTTCTATTGATTTTTCATTAACTAAATCAACAAACGGTAACGCCTCCATAAAACTCGTACCATACAATGTTTTCATTTTAGCCGCAGAAACAAACTTGGCATAAAAATTACCCATATCTAAATACTTATCAACAACACGTACCATCACACGACTCGCATCACGATGCTCTGGCTTCTCAGCCTCAAACGGTATATAAGGACGTGAACCAATCAACGCCTTAACATCACGAGGAACTTTAGTCTCTACAATAGAATAAATCTTAGGGATAAATATATTAGCCCTGTCAGGGTCACGGTCAGACTCATCTATAAAACCCTGATACAATTTGTAATCACGCAAACACTGGTTGTTGCGTACGAGTTGATATTCCTTAGAAAGATTGTAAGCACTCTCTACTAACTCTAACGGTTTTCTATCTAAGTCTAAAATATTTGTCACATCCTTCCCCCTGTATAACCTATCCTAATAACATTGGTATCAATACAAGCATTACCGGTTTAAATACTCTAATTTCACCCCACACAACAGGAACTAATAAAGAAAGAAACATAACCCCCATACTTATCTCATAACCACTATAATATGGAAATCTACCGTAGTACCCAAAAACAAATAAACCAAGTAACACAAAAAATAATGTATATTCATTGTATAAAATAAAACCATTTAAGTACTTAGTCTTTATCAAGTTAAGATTGTTGCCAATCATATTAAAAGAACAATACCTTCCCTTAAAACCAAAATATAATCTCAACAATAAAAGAATACTGACGTATATAATCGCCAAGACCACACCTAACAAAAACATCTTTTCTAAAAACGCAGCCAATACTATGAAAATAGAAGTCTCCCTATTCAACGTGGCAAAAATCATAATAACAAAAATAAGAAAATGAGAATGATTAAATGGATTAGACATCAACAAAAATGACAAAGCAAAAAACCCGACCTCTAAATAACCATCAGTATAATCATATATGGCAGAAGCAATATAAAAGACGGCTAACCATATAGTACAAGCCCCCCCGAACCATAGATTAGCCGCCCACAAAGAAAAGAAAATCGACAAACAACGCACGATAGTATAACGCCCTACATAATTTCCCCAAGACCCTACAATCAATGGCACAAGAACTCTATATGCCATTGGTTGTAACGCCTTACCGGATAAAACATCACCGATACATCCGACACCATTACACTTAACACCCCAGTTATGGCGAGTCATACGGTAATCGGCATAAATAACAACCAAAGATAATATTAAAAGAAAAAAGAAATTATCCATAAATCCTTTCAACTATTTTCAATATACTATCCCAGTAACAGTACTTCTACGACCCTTACCCGGCAACACAATATAGGGTTCACTATGCTTCTTCTTCAACGACTCACGCCGTGACCATTCACGAATCTCAATCAAAGCATAAACAAAAGCATCAACCAAATCATCGTGGTCGCCGGTCGGGAAAACAAGCAATTCGTCTATTAACTTTTGCGTCATACTATCCGTCATATCAAATAAAACCTGACTACGCTCCAATAACGGAACTATCGAATGGGCACGCCTCTCTTTGTCCCTGTCCGGTTTAACCTCTTTTACGTTTGGGAATCGCCTATGCTCATCACAATATAACTTAAACTCATCAGACAACGCCTGCTGATAAGCAACAGTCTCTATAACTATCTTGTTAACTTTATGCTTTAAATAAACATCGTCAAGCTCATATATCTGCTTGTGTAACGGCCAATGACCACGCCTTACATCTAAAACATAAATCTTAGGAGTTTTATCAAATGTAGCCCCTAAGGTAACTACGCCGGTATAATCAGACGACTCTTTTCTACTTATAGCCGGGTCTATACTCGAAACAACATACATTCCATCACTTACGTTTTTCTTAAACGATAAATCATCTTTATCATAATTGTGTATCCAATCCCTAACAAATATTGGATTCTCCGTAATCAACGGGTCATTCATAAATTCAGACTGGAAAGCCAATGCCCCAATCTCTTTTTTACGCTCTAATAAAGCAGATAATGGCCACTTTTCCGGCCATAAACTCTTATTATCTGGACTTATCGCCTGATATTTGCGGGTAATCCAGTTTTCACGATTCAAAACATCAGATAATAACGATAAAGGATGTAATATAGTGCCGATATAAATTAACTGCGATACACTCTCCAGCGTATTTATTAACGCTTTGTTAAACCAATCGGTTAATTTGGCACGCTGGTCTTCACTGCGAACCTGCTCGTCATCTTCTAAGTCATCTAAAATAATCAAATCAGGACGCCAACCACGCATCTGATACGCACGACCCTTAGCCTGTACCTCAACCTTGCGACCACGAACACTACATATAATATAATCAGACGCCCACTTCTCAGTCTTTACATTACCATAATCAGATAAAATATACTTGTTCTCTGTTAATTCCCGCTGTATCTCACGCAACCAATGCTCAGCCAACATGGCAGTAGAAGAAACAATCATTATCCTACCAATGTCACCATTCAATATCTGATATAATGGGTAAATCTTAGAAAATACTGTGGACTTAGCAAAAGAACGTGGAGCGGCAACAACTATCCGCTTATGACCCTCATAAGCAAGATTGTATAACTCACGATGGAAAGCAGGAACTCGACACTTCATGTCCTCCTGCAAATAATACATCGCAAAAGCCTCAATCGGATTCAGTTTCTCAGTACCAGTAATAATAAAAACCCTTTCTCAAATTACCTAATATCGCCCAAATATCAGTCAGTTGGCTCTCTGCTGTCCTCTACCGTAACTCCTACACCAAACTTCTCTAAACCACTACGCAACCTGTCCATTTGCTCATTCTCAGTTATAACTACATTAACATTAGACTTGTCAGACTTAAACACCTTTAAACTATCCAAAGTATCCCTAACTGCCTTACGCTTATCATTCAACAACTTCCGCAAATACTCGTCACGAGGCAACGACTTGGCTGAATAACCCCTGTCACCCGTGTTAGACTCAACTACAAACTCATCATTAACATCAGCATCCAAAACCCTGTCTATTAAATCACCAAGAAAATTAAGCTCCTCGTTTAACGCCTGCTCCTCACGTGCCTGTAATACCAACGCCTTAGCCTCTAACTCAACACGCATCTTAGGATTAAACCTGCGACTCATCGCATTTATAGCATTATTTACCTTCTCTAAACTTACTTCCCTACGACTTACTATTAAATCACGTGCCTCAGCATCACTATAACCCTGACTACAATATAAATAATAATCATTACACAAAGCCATACGCAACTTCTCTAAACTACGTGACTTCTGACTCAAAAACTTGTTGTACTCCGATGCCGTCATAACAACACCAGACTTCGTAACTACCTTATCATCCACTACTACTCCACCATATATATGTCGTTCTCTCGAACCAATACAAACTTCTCACCACCAACACTTACCGGCTTAGCACCACCAGAAAAATAAACCACTACATCACCTACCGATACCGACATCGGTAACTCAATACCATTCACCGTCATTATCCCACTGCCAATACCTACCACCTCGCCACGCTTTACCTGACTACTAACAGCACTCTCCGGTAATACTAACCCAGACTCACTCTTATACTCTATACTCAATTCCCGTAACAATACAAAATTACTCAATACCTTCATAATATCCCCTAATTGTTTATATAATCACTCATTATCGGACACAAATTACCCTCACCATCTACATAAAATAAAAACACAAATACTAAAGAATCTTGTAACTTATCCATTTAAACTACCTAACCTTATCTCATAATACACGATAAAAATACTCCCTATAGCGGGTCACTATTTTTCTGTGGAAAATTTGGGAGAGAGTAGGTACTATATATCTCATCTCTTTTTCTCAACCGGGTGTACCCCCACCCCCCTAAGGGTATCACTCTATCCATTCGTCCGTCCTCTGCTTATCCGCTTGCGCAACCTCGCCACTATACGAGCCACAGACTGCCTGCTCTTGCCTATCACTTGCGCAATCTCCCTGTACCTCATGCGATAACATAGCATACTAAACACCTCTCTATCCACACCAGTCAGGTCGTACTGCTCAATCAGGTGCTCTATCGTATCGTATAGCTGATAATGCGCACTATATCCGCCGGGTTCGACCTCGTCTATCTCGGCTAACTCCTTGCGGTTATACCAGTCGACGTCGTGATATATGCGCCTTTGTTCCCAATTGTGCATTATGCGCTGCTGCTCAAGCGTCAAATACCCTTGCTCAAGGTCGCTCAATGCTCTGTATTCGCTTGCGATGGCTTGTCCTAACTTTCCATGTTTATTTTTTAAGCTCGGCGAGCGACCATAAGTCGCATTAGCCGAGCACTCTTATTCTTTACACTCTTTGGTATCCTCGAGATATGCGCCTACAAAAAAGGGCGCATCTCGAATTACGTATGACGTATACGAAAAACGCCCTCGTTTGTCACGCTTTTTTTTCAATTATTTTCATCTTTTACCAACTATTTTACTATTGCTTGTTGTTCAATGGGTTAGCTCCGGCGCAGAATCTGCGTTTTAGGGGCTAAATGAAATCGATTTTCATTTAGAACTGTGGTAATTCTACACACTGTGCAATGTTTTGCATATTTTGAGTGGTTTTGGGTATAATTTGGGTAATATTTTCCCATTTTGTTGTGTTTTGGGTATGTATGGCAATACTTTGCGATACCCATTGCCCTTCGGTTGTTGATTTATAATGGGTTAGCTTATAGGTTTGCATATCTTTGTGAATGTATTCACTAAGTGGGTATATTTACCTTATTTATTTAAAAATAGTTGAAAATAGTTAAAGATTTTACTTGACAAGCCGATATATAATATATATATTGTGGGTGAGATTAAAAACAAAAGGAGAATCAAAATGAAAAACGAAAAAACTCAACAAGAACTTAACATCGCCAGAGCTATGGCGGTACTTATCCAGCACGATGGCGATCTGCAGGCGTCTTACTCGGCATCGGCTAAGTCTGGAGACTTGATCGACGCCTATACATGGAGATTGGCGGAAAAAAAGTATAAAAGACTACGCAGATGACTATGAACCCATAGCCGATAGTTATGACGAGATTTTTGAAATAAAGGAGAATTAAAATGGAACACAAAGAATTACACGAAAAGGCGAAAGAAATAGCCAGTTTTTTAGAAGGCTATGAATACAGCCAAGAAGATAGTACCGACAACGATGGTGACTTGTCCCGCTGTATAACGCTTAAGAACAACGAGACAGGTGCGGGGTTATTGATTATTGCGGACT